TGCAGTATGATCTTGGTCTCTTCTGCCAGACGTTGCACATATTGTTTTGTGTCTGGGCACTGCCTGATGAATCTCTCGTACAGCCTGGTTATGTCGTTCAGTTCTTGGTCCTTCATTGCCTGTGTTCTCGCTTGCCTATTATTGCCTTAAGCAATATTAGTTATCTGGGCAAAACTTGGGAGGAAATTTTTTGGTGTTCTCTTAGTTTACTTTTGGGCACATCAATGTCTCTGCGATCGCACGCTGCTCTGATGACGCAATTGTCACATAAAGGATTTCTCGATTTGCAAACTAATTTTGCGTGAGTTATCAGCCACATGTGAGCCCCATACTTGTATCTGTCCGGGGTGGTAGAATTTACTGTGATCGATGCCTTGCCCTCATCCAGGTTGTCCACCCAGCCCAATCTCCACAGCATTCTAAACACATGGGTGTCCACTGCGATGTGTGGCTGCCCCCAAACAAAACGCATCACGATGTCTGAGCTTTTGCGCCCCACACCCGGCAGTGTCATTAATTCTGCCTGCGTCTGGGGGACCTGTCCATCAAATTTTTCGATCAACATCTTGCTCGTGGCCAATATGTTTTTTGATTTGGCGTTGAACAATCCCGCTGGCCGTATGGCCTCTATGATTTCTTGCTGTGAGAGTTTGATCATGTCCTCTGGTGTGTTGGCCAAAGCAAACAGTTGCCTGCAGGCCACTGCTGTTCTTGCGTCCTGTGATTGGGCGCTCAGCATAACTCCTATGAGGCTGGTGTAGGCCCTGGAGTGTATCTTGGCTTTGGGTTTTTGATTGGAGTATTTTGTGTATAGGTTACTTAATTTTTCGTATATGTATTCTATGTCGTTACTGTTCTTCATCAGAATGCAGCTCATTTAATAGTTGTCTCAACTTGCTTCCTTCCACTGTGGCCCTGACCTTGCCTACCTCGTCGCCTTTGGTTGGGTCTGGTTCTATCCTTGCATCTGTGGCAGTGCCGTCTGGCGAGATCTTGCTTCTCTGTTTTAGATTGTCATAGATGGTGGATGTTTGTTTCTTGAACTGTTGATATTCTGGATCATCTGCGAGATCTCTTATTCGCAATGTGTCCACATCAAATTCTAGATCCACCTTCTGCCCCACACCACTGCTGCTCCTAGTCTTCATGAACTGCAGTTGATATCTACCGCGCTCTTTCATTGCTCGGCTGGTGAATATACCAAAAACGTTGTCCGCTGTCTGCACCTTGGACAATCCACCCGCTATGTGGCTGTGATCAAACTCGATCTCTTCCACAGACGCCCTGTTCAACTGTGATGCCGTGGCCATCAACATCTTGTATTCCACTGCTAGATTTCTCAACTCTTCTGACACATATTTGTCTTTGATAAACAGATCGACCGGTGATACTCGTTTGCTCTTGGGCATCATGAGATCAAGATAATCTATCAATATGCAATCTATCTTCTTCTTAGATTTGATCTCTAATTCTTTTAGATAAGTTTTGATATCCAACACTGTGCTGCCCGATGGCAGATACTTAATTTGTAGATTGCCCGATTTCTTAGCGAGCAATTTGATCTTCATCTCAACATTTTCGATTTCGGGAAATATCTTCCTTGTGGGTATGTTAGTGATCATGGCATCCAATCTCATCGCCACCAACATCTCGCTCAATTCAAAACTGATATAGCAACAATTCAAGCCAGCGCTGGCCCAGTTCACCGCTAGATTTTGTAAGAACAAAGATTTACCTGCACCTGATCCGCCTGCAAATATGTTCAACTCGCCGCGATTGATTCCACCGAACAATTTCTTGTCGATGCTGGGCCAACCTGTGCTGACCTGTCCATTAGAGTTTTTTAATCGCTCTAATCTACCTCGAGGATCTTCGAAGTAATCCGTACCCATATCTCTAGTCAATCCAATATTGACCGCTGCCTTGATCTTGTCCTCTACAGGAGCATAATCACCATGCTCTAATAAATCTGCAGATTCTAATATGGCACGCTCGAGTGCTTTGTGTCGGGAAAACGTTTCAAACTCATCTAACAACCAAGAGAAATGCGAAGGGTCTAAATCTTTAGCTGATTTTAATTTGATATCAAATTTGGCATTCACTTGCTCCACTTCCGGCAATACTTTATATTGCTCGGAATAATCTTTGATAAATTTTGCGATAGGTTGTAATTTCCTATCAAAGTTATTGCTGTCAAAAATATTCTGTGATCTAGCAAATGATTCTGCATCTGCCAATAACATTTCTAAATATAATTTTTGTACATCAAAAGTATAATCAGCCATAAGTTTTTCTATTTTCTCATACAATTATAACACATTTTCTACTTGAAGCCACTCTAAAAATGTTTTTGGAAATACCTTTAGATTGAGATCCTTACGTCTTTTTGTAAATTCACATAAGAATTCTTTAATATTTTTCTTTTCTAACTCGTTGGGCTCTTGTTTTATTGATTTTAATATGGGCTCATAAAAACTTTTTGGTAATGTTAATAGATCCTGCTCAATCAAATCTTTGCTCATTTTGTCGAGAATGTGCGGACTCATCATCCTGGGTTGATAAGCAAACGTCACAATTATTTTATGCGATCTAAAATGATCGTAAAATTTTTTGAATCCAAATATTGTGAGATTTGACAACGTCGAATGGAATTCAAAATTAATCTCTTCTTTTTTTAATATGTCGATCTTATCAGAAAATTCTGTCCATTTAATTCCATATCTATTAAATTCCAACAATTGTTCTATGTTTTCTGAACTGACTTTTACTACAAGATTTTTTATCTTTTTTAATTTTTTGACCATATTCAAAAATCTAGAATTGCTGACTCCTAATCCTGTGTACAACTCTATCTGTGTCGCAGAAGGTAAATTTAATTGTTCTAAAACGTCCATAAGAGCATTATCCAACAATGGTTCTCCTCCGGTTATCACTAATTTTTTTAATTTTATTGCAGACAGTTCTATTTCTTTTAATAAAATTTGATAATGTTCTGCGTTTTTTAATCTTGGTTGGCTAATTTTTAACAGAGCTTTGTCTTTGATGTTGCCTTGATATCTATCATCTTGTGAATCTGTAAGATTGTAATTGCCATTGTTAATAACATCTCTCCTCCAAGCATTGCTGTATTCTTTGCAGCAGTATGAACAGGTTAGATTACAATCCGCTCCTATAGTTAGATCGATTGTTTCTGGCTGAGTAATAATTTCTTGATGTGTCTTTTCTACCCCACCCTGGTACAGTCTTGGACTTTGCGCACCATTGTCTTCTGCAGACCAGCAGTTCTGCTCACAACTAGCATTGCGCTCATTTCTCAGCATCTGTTCTCGTTCAAACACATTTACTTTGGTGTTAAAAAGGTTTCCCGAATTTTCTTTAAGCCAATCAAAATCAATTGAATGCGGAGCGGCCGCATGACAATTATAGGTCGTTTTGGATCCTAAATCTATCTTTAGGAATTTAAATTTCATTGAACAATAATAGTTTCTATTGTCCATATTTCTTTCTTTTTAAATCTATTTTCAATGCCGAAGATTCTGTAGATTTTAATATTGATTGTAGAGTAAACAATCTGCCATATTTAGATACTGCATCAGCAACGTCTGTGACACTATCAGGCCATTCAGGAAATGCCACGCTCCAACTAAATTCTTTGGCCTGTTCTATAAGTTTTTTACCTGCTTGATCTCTGTCCGGCACCACAATTATTTGCCTGTTTAATCCTTGTATCAGTTCTCTTTGCACGTCGTTGATGTCTGAACCTAATATAGCAACGCCGCTCAATGATATAGCATCAAACGGTCCTTCCGTGACCAATACAAATTTTCTTTGCCAGTCTTGTGCGTCCATGTTAAACACATATCCCGGTTGTGTCTCTGTCCAATATTTTACTTCTTTGTTTCCAGTATCAAACAATCTACCAGTATGTCCGATTATTTCACCATGCCAATAGAAAGGCACGATCACTCTGCGATGAAAATCAGCGGTCTGATCTGGAGAATAATAAAAATCATACCAATCGGGCTCTATGCCTCGTTTCTTCAAATAATTTAATAATTGATCTATTTTTCCATACTGTACAGTTGTGAGATCCTGTGCAAGATATTTTTCTAACCAAATTTCTAACTTGTGAGAAT